TGAAACCGGTTCCGGTTGTAGTTACCCCTGCTCCCCCGCCTTTACCCCCCGTCGACGTCACGCCCAAGAAAGCCAAGCGCTCGTTGTTAAGTCAGATTTTGTATTTCTTTGGCATCGGCCGATAAAGCGGAGATAAGTGTTAAATGTCAACTGGTCCTAATTCTCAGAAGAATACGGCAGCTCGTCAACGGGCTCAAGCGAAGTACAACGCCAAGCCAGAGCAGAAGAAGCGTCGAGCTAACCGCAACGCAGCACGTCGGAAGATGATGGCTGCTGGCAAGGTTCGGAAGGGAGACGGAAAGGACGTAGCCCACAAGAACAACAACACGTACAACAACTCGTCTTCGAATCTCGCGGTTCAGAGCAAGGCGCAGAATCGTTCGTTTAAGCGGAATAGCAAGGCAGGCCGCAAGTAACGTCAACGATTGCTAAACGACTTTAAGGTAGAACAACTTTGGCCATTAGCTTCGACACTATTTCCAACTTTTTCTCGGCTTCTGCTCTGGGAAAGATCGCAGGAAACTTTTCAAGAGTAGCCGACGAGCTCGACAAAGTCGTTTACGCCAACGGCTCCCGAGTCATGACAAGTGACTTGGACCTCAACAGCAACCGGGTTATCAACGCGGCACCGGCGACTGTCGACAATCAGCTCGCGACTCTCGGTCAGGTGCGGACTGTAGCCGCAACGATTTCTAAGGGAGCCAAGGGTGATCCGGGTTCCAGCTTGGGAGACATCGGCCTGTTCACACAGGCCTCGGCCATCTCCGTTCCCTCGGGCGTCAACGTCGTAACGACTAGCGGAAACAGGGCCTTGGGGGCCGGCCGGGCTTCGTATATTCGGTCAGCTTCGGGCGGAACTTCTCTCACGTCGTTTCTTGATGCTGCTGGCAACAGGTTTAAGCTCGATCTAAATTCCGGGGTGATTCCTAAACCTTCGGATGTCGGTGCCCTTGGCATCACGAATGCCGCAAACCTTGCGACAGACGATCTGACGTATCTGCAAGGTTTGATCGACGCCATGCACGGCGGCGGTTCGATCCTTCCGGGCCTACCGGGTGGTGGTGTTATTCAGCTCGACGCGAATCGATCTTACTACATCAACGGAACGCTTGACCTCGGCAAGTGGATTACTCTTCGCGGTCACTACGAGCGTGACGAGATTCTCGGTCACGACGCGACTACGAACAACAACCCGGACAAGAGCACGATAGCTCTCGGTGCGTTTGGCTCTACGCTCATTCTCGGGAAGAGTGGTAAGATTCTTCGGGGCGATCACTCGGGCACGGACCGCGTATCGATTATCAGTGCTGCCGTAGCAAACTTCATGAACTCGCCTTCGGCAGATATGACCGTAGCGACTGTTCAGACTCTCTTGGACAGCTACAAAAATTATCCGTTGGCAATCGACTCGAAGGAAGGCGCTTGCGGAACTTTCGTCGACAACTGCCTCATCGTTGGTTTTAACCTCGCTATTAAGCAGGTCTACAACGAGCGGTGGCGTGTAAGCTGGACGAAGATCGACTGCATCAACGGCTTCTACGCAACTCGGACTTACGACGACAGCCGTTTCTTTGCCAATCACATCTGGCCTTTCGGCTGGTCGCACCGCCTTCCGGCTTCTGCTACTAATCAGGTAGACCTTCTGGCAAATTACGGGACGGCCGTTAACTTCGATCCTAGCACTGATCCGGACAGGTCGATTGACGGTGGTCACGTTTTCTGTAATCTGATTTACGGCTATCTGATCGCCATCAAGCTTAATGCGACCAATGGTCTCCACTGTCACGACAACTGGATTGACGGTAACGTCGCTCAGAAGAACACGGCGAACACTGTCGGTATTCAGACGGTCGGCAACTGCCGTCGCACGAAGATTCTGAACAACCACGTTGACAGTCAGGGCCGCTGCCTCGACATGCTCGGGGCCGGCTGGATTATCGACGATAACACGACAGCAGGCGCAACGGTATCTCACCTTCGTCTGGGTGCGGGTGCGATCGGGCAAGTCGGTAATCACTGGGTTCAGGGCGGATCACCTCTGTACATCGAGGTAGTCGAAGGTTGCGGTCAGGTTACTTTCAGCAATCTTTACGCTTCGATCCCCAATGGCCCCTTGATCGCTTTGCTTGGCGGAGGCCTTCCGTCTGCAGCCACTCGATCGAACATCCGTCTCGGGGCTGTTACGATCGACGATCCGCAGGCGGGTTTCTTTTACGACGCGCGTCAGTGGCGCTCGTGGGTGCAGGCACAGTCAGTCGTCGATCAGACGCTTTCGCCGGGCACCTACGCTAAAGTCATTATGACAACCGTCAGCAACGGCAGCAGCCCGATCGATGGATACGGTGAGTTTGCGAGCAACAACGGGACGTTCACGGCTCGTAGGGCCGGGTTCTATCGATTCGATTGTGCGGTCTTCTTCAACGCTCCGTCAGGTACGGTTGTCGGAGCTCAAGCGCGTATCGATGGGATCGCGCAAGATGTCTCGCAGGACCAGATTCTGGTTGATTCGACGAGTTCGGTTGTGCTTCGGCCCAGCTGTACGTTGTACTTGAACAAGGGGCAGACTGTCGATCTTTGGGCTTACTCTTCAACTAACGGCTCGACGCTTCCTTCCGGAAAGGCTGCAATGAATATTTCGAGGATTTCTGACAGCTAATGTCCGCACAGGAAATCAGAAAGGCTGCCGAAGACGACCTCGAAGCGTTCATCCGTCTCGTTGCGCCGTATCAGGTAATCGGGGGAGTCCACAGCGAGTGGTGTAGCTGGGCTACTGCCAAGCGAACGTCAAACCATCAGCTCACGCTCCTTCCTCGTGACCACGGTAAAAGCCGGTTCATCGCTTTCAAGGTTGCGTGGTACGTCGTCAAACGGCCAGACATCCGTATTCTATACATCAGTTCTACGAGCGGTCTCGCCGAGAAGCAGCTGGGCTTTATCAAACAGCTTCTGACTTCAGACATCGTCCGGCGCTACTGGCCTGAGCTTATTAACGCTGACGAAGGCAAGCGAGCTAAGTGGACGAATACGGAGATTGCCGTTGACCACCCGAAGCGACTTTTGGAGGGTGTTCGCGATCCGACAGTTTTCACGGGGGGTCTTACGACCAACCTCGTGGGAATGCACTGCGACGTTGCGGTGCTTGACGACGTAGTTACAGGAGACAACGCCTATACGCTGGAAGGACGAGACAAGGTCAAGACGCAGTACAGCCTCCTGTCATCGATCGAAGGCGGCGAGGCTGAAGAATGGGTTGTAGGAACACGTTACCATCCGAAGGACCTATACAGTGAACTACTTGAGATGCACGAGGACGTGTACGACGAACGAGGGGAGGTGATCGACGAATCTCCGGTTTTCTCCCGGTTCGAGCGACAGGTGGAGAATATCGGTGACGGGTCAGGGGAGTTCCTCTGGCCTCGTCAGCAACGCAGCGACGGAAAGTGGTTTGGGTTCGACGCAACGATCCTCGCGCGTAAGCGCGGTAAGTATCTCGATCGAACTCAGTTCTACGCTCAGTACTACAACAATCCGAACAGTGCGGAGAACAGCAAAATTGACCGAGGAAAATTCCAGTACTACGAACCCAAGCAGCTCGTCCGTGACGGCGAACACTGGTTCCTCAGCGGAAAGCGACTCAACATATTTGCCTCCGTCGACTTCGCCTACAGCCTCTCCAAAAGGGCCGACTACACCGCTATTGCAGTGGTTGGCGTCGATAGGGACAACAACACGTACGTCCTCGAAATCGATCGATTCCGGACTGAAAAAATCAGCGAATATTTTGAACATATTCGCGACCTTTTTGTGAAGTGGGGTTTCCGAAAACTTGGGGCTGAGGTCACGGCCGCCCAGAAGGCAATCGTGAAGGAGCTCAAGGAGTCGTACTTCAAGCCGTACGGTCTATTTCTCAGCGTCGAAGAGCTCGCACCTAATCGCAATCAGGGCTCGAAGGAGGAGCGCATGGCCGCAATTTTACAGCCTCGTTACGATCTTCAGAGCGTCTGGCACTACCGGGGAGGCAACTGTCAAACCCTTGAGGACGAGCTAACGATGGCACATCCGCCTCACGACGACTGCATGGACAGCCTCGCGTGCGCGATCAGCATCAGCGTGCCTCCGACGAACGCAATGGGGCGGGGTAACGTACATCAGCTGCGACCGCAGCCCAATCAACGCTTTGGAGGGATTAGCGCGTGACCGAAAGATTCTTTGCCGTCAACCGACCTGTGATCGTAAAGAAGGGTTGGGTCGGCGAAGTCGAGACCAATCTCGTTCAGGCGTACATCGGTGAATGGGTTACGTTCAAGATACCTATGCCGTCCGGTTCGTTTCTCGAAGTCCGCCTTCCGGTGGAAGATGCGATAGAGGCCGGGGTAATCAACGAAGAAGAGGAGCTGAGCTTAGATGAGCTCGACAATTGACCTAGAGAAGTTCGTTGATCCGGACATGACGGCAGCGGACATCTCGAACAAGTATCAGACGTGGGAGAACCTGCGTAATCCGTGGCTCGACGAGAAGAAAGAGATTCAGGAGTACATCTTCGCGACGGACACAATGACGACAACCAACTCGTCTCTTCCGTGGAAGAATAAGGTTCACATCCCGAAACTCTGTCAAATTCGCGACAATCTCCACGCAAACTACATGGCGACTCTCTTTCCGTCTGACAGCGCGATTGTCTGGGAAGGTGACGACACGGACGCCGAGACGCACGAGAAGCGCGTCACGATCCAGTCGTACATGACGAACAAGCTTAAGCAAAGCGGCTTCCGCACGGAGGTCAGTCGTCTTGTCCTTGACTACATCGACTACGGCAACGTCTTTGCAATGCCGGTCTTCGAGGCGTCGTACAAGGACGATCCGCAAACGGGTGAGCAGACGCCTACGTACATCGGTCCACGGCTTCAGCGGATCGCACCCGAGAACATCGTCTTTGATCCGACGGCGACTCACTTTGAGAAAGCTCCGAAGATCGTGCGCGAACTCCGTACTCTCGGCTCCCTGAAGAAGGAAATCGAAACGGTTCCGGAATTGGCTTATCGGGCCGAGGTATTCGACCGGATGCTTGACCTGCGCGGCCGCTTTGCGGCTCATACGGCAGGCGACTTCGCGATCAACAGTACGTTTCAGTACGCCGGCTTCACGGGGTTCTGGGAGTATTTCAACAGCGGCTATGTCGAACTCCTGAACTTCTACGGAGACTTCTTCGATGTCAACACCGGAACGCTCTACGAAAACTATCTTATCACCGTGGTTGATAAAGCATTCGTTATTCGTTCTGAGCCTCTTTCTAATTGGACTGGGTCTCCTCCTATCCGGCACGCCGGGTGGCGTGTTCGACAGAACAATCTTTACGCGATGGGGCCACTCGACAATCTCGTGGGCTTGCAGTACCGTATCGACCATCTGGAAAATGCCAAAGCCGACGCTTTTGATCTGATCGTCCATCCGGTCATGAAGGTCAAGGGCTACGTCGAAGACTTCGAGTACGGGCCGGGTGAACGTATCTACGTGTCTTCTGACGACGGAGACGTCGAGTTCATGCAGCCTGACACGACCTTCCTTCAAGCGGACACGCAGATTGCGATGTACGAGAACAAGATGGAAGAGATGGCAGGCGCTCCGAAGCAGGCTGTCGGTTTCCGTACTCCCGGTGAGAAGACGGCTTACGAGGTTCAGGTTCTTGAGAACGGTGCGAACCGTGTCTTCATCAACAAGATCAGCGACTTTGAGGAGAAGTTCCTTGAGCCCCTCCTGAACGACATGCTTGAGCTTGCTCGGCGTAACTTCGACAGCAACGACGTGATCCGTGTCATGGACGACGAGACGCAGGCCGTTACCTTCGAGACAATCACGAAGGAGGATATTGTCGCACGCGGCAAGATTCGTCCGATCGGTGCGCGTCACTTCGCTCAGAACGCGACCATCGTTCAGAACCTGACCCAGTTCGCCAACAGCAACCTTGCACGCGACCCGCTCGTGATGAACCACATCAGCGGCCAGCGTCTGGCGATTGCTATGGAGAGTCTGCTTGGCTTGGAGAAGTATAAGCTCGTTCAGCCGTTTATTCGCTTGTCCGAGACGGCGGAGATGCAGAACATGCAGAGCCACCTTCAGCAGGCCATGTTGGAGCAGCAGACGGCTACGATGGACCCTCAGCAGGCTGCACAGGTAGCAGGCGCTGCGGCAGCTCAACAGGCTCAACCGGGGGCAGGAAAGCCTCCGAGCGGACCTAACGTAGGAGAACCCGTACAGTGAAGACCGCGTGGACTCAAGGCTTGAAGGGGGACGAAGCTGACAATCTTAAGCAGCAAATCCTTCAGGCTCAAATAGTTCTTGACAAACTGCGTGAAATCGTGTATAATAGGGTTAAGGAAGCTCAGTCTACGCCTCTCGTAGATTACGACTGTCCTTCTTGGTCGCACCGACAAGCTCACCAGAACGGTCAGGTTGCGGCGTTCAAGGAGATAATCGCTCTCCTCACACTCGATAAAAACAGCTAAGGAACACCATGTCCGACCCGTTTAGTGCTGACACCATTCAGCAGGATGAAGTTACCGTCACCGTCGAAGACCTCGTAGGTGAGGGCCGTAAGTACAAAGACACGCAGGAACTCGCGAAGGCGTACACCAACGCTGACGGGTACATCAACAAGCAGAAGCAAGACATCGCCGAGCGCGACGCTGAGCTGAAGGTGCTGCGCGATCTCGTAAACGCACGTAAGGAACCCGATAAGAAGCCGGACGATACTCCGCCTCAGCCGGATAGGCAGCAACAGCCTGATCCCAATGAGCGAAAGAATCAGGACGTAGACCTTAACGAACTTGTGCGAAAGGAATTGTCGGCTGCGGAAGCAGAACGGCGGAAAGCAGATAACGTAAACAAGGCGGCGGAGGTGATGAACAATCACTTCGGTTCGGCAGCCAAGGCACAGGAGGCAGTACGCCGCCGTGCGGAGGAACTCGGGGTGGGAGTCGATTGGCTCCGTGACGCCGCGAGTAACAGCCCGAACGCGTTCTTCGCTACGATGGGCATTAACAGCAACGCGCGACCAGCTCCGAGCCCGGGCCACAACCCGGAGTTCAACCCGAGCACCCACAAGTCGAACGTCCGCGATATGTCCTTCTACGAGAACGTCCGAAAGACTGACCCGAAGCGTTATTATTCTGCCGAGATGCGCGCGCAGTTGATGGAAGACGCCCGAACGTTGGGCAACTCTTTTTTCACCAACACGTAAGCTAAGGAAATAACAACATGGCAGGTATGACTACCGCCAACACGGATGTCCTGATTCGTTCGCAGATTTGGTCGGATCAGCTTAAGCAGACGCTTATCGACAACCTTGAAGGCACGAAGTACGTTAACTGGATCGACTTCAAGGACGGGACTGTGATGAACATCCCCTCCATCGGTGATCTCGACGCGTACGACTACGTTGAAGATACGGCTATCGAGTACACGCCGATGGCGCTTGGTAACTTCCAGTTCAGCGTAAACCAGTACAAGGCGTCCGCCACGTACATCACCCAGAAGGCTCGTCAGGACCTTCACTATGCGGCGCAGCTTGAAGCGGCTTTCCTCCCGAAGGAAGAGCGTGCGATCATGGTTGCCGTCGAGTCCTACGTCCTTCGTCAGGGCCAGCCGGGCACTCCGAACGGTCAGACGGCGAACAACGCCAACGTCATCAACGGCGCGGACCACCGGTGGGTTGGTTTCGACACGGCGAACGGTGTTCGTACGGTCGGCATGAAGGACTTCGCGAAGGCACGCTACAGCCTGAAGAAGGCTAACGTTCCGGACTCGAACCTGATTGCGATGGTCGACCCGACGTTCGAGTACTACTTCAACACGCAGGCGGGCTTCCTCAACGTCAACTACAACCCGCAGTACGAGGGCATCGTCAGCAAGGGCGTTGCAACCGGTATGCGGTTCCTCGCGAACATCTACGGCTTCGACGTTTATATGTCGAACTACCTGCCGCAGATCACGACCTCCGAGACGATCAACACGGTCGCTTCGGGTGCGAACGCGGTGGCGAATCTGTTCTTCAGTGCTGACTCGGCTGTCAAGCCGTGGATCGGCGCATGGCGTCAGATGCCGAAGGTCGACGGCGAGTGGAACAAGGACTTCCAGCGTGAGGAGTACGTGACGACTGCTCGTTACGACGCTGCTCTGTTCCGTCCGGAGAACTTCATCACGGTTCTCGGCCAGACGAACATCATCGTCTAAAGGAAAGGAACAGAAAAAATGGCAGGACAGGATTGGGTTAACAACGACGGCCTCCTTGTTCGCTTCGGCCCTAATCAGGGTGTCCGGGGCAACAAGGCGGGTGTCACGACTGGCGCTGGTAAGCACCGTGAGCTAACCCTCACGATTGATCTTACCGGTGCCGCAGGTACGCGCTATACGGCGGACCTCAACAACGACGGTGTCAACGACGGCTTCAGCGGTCTCGACACGGCGCTTCCTCTGGGTGCGGTCATCGTCAGTCAGCGTGTTCGCGCTCTCGTCACTCCGGCGGGCGGCACGAACTACAGCATCGGTACCTTTACGCGTAACGGCACGGCCGACGACGCGGCGGGTATTCGTACGACTGGCGGTACGGACGGCTCGCGCATCGGCACGCAGACCTCGCAGGTTCTGTTCGTCGGTGCGACTACCTCCGGTACGTACACGGCCGGTAAGATTCAGGTGGTTGTCAGCTACCTGTACTAAGCGTTCCCCGTAACCATTCGGGATTGGTGAGGGGGCTCCTGCTTTTCGGGGGTCCCCTCACGCGCGTTAAAGGATTTCCCCAAAAATGACTGAACATCGATTCCTAACGGGAGCGTCAGTACACGAGCCGAAGGGTGTCGAGGTTGCTACGGCAGGGCAGGTCTACGTAGCGGACGGAGCAGGTTCGGGTGCGTGGAGCAATCGCCTTACGGGCATCTACAACCTCAACAGCTACGGATTGGCCGGTACGATCGCCAACATCGCTGCCTCCCCCTCTTCTACCTTCGTCGTCGTGCCAACCAAGAGTAGCCTCGTCAAGGTCTACGCAGTTCTCAGCGGAGCTTTGTCAGCTAACGTAACGCTGACGATCTACAAGAACGGCATTTCGCAGACTCCGACAATCACCGTTACGAGCACCGGTTCAGGTGCAGGTGTAGCGTCGACGACTGCAATCACCCCCAACATCAGCGCCAACGAAGGCGACGTATTTGAAGTTCGAGCGACAGGGGGGAGTGGCACGGCAGCCGTTCTCGGCGTTAGCTTGAGGATGGTGGCTACGGCGTGAGCTCCGGTCCTGATTTCTCAACCTTTGACAACCAACTCATCTACAGGCTGGCTGCTATCGAAACCAAGCTTACGGCAATCGGCGACAAGTTCGAAAGCTCGCTCGCCCGTCTCGAAGCAAAGCAAGCCGAAGGCCAGAAGGAAATGGCAGCCGACGTAGCGAAGCTCGAAGCTCGCGTCGAAGCGAACGAGAAGAAACTCGCAGCCGTAGAGAAACGCTGGGACAATCTCACGGCCAAGGTCGGCGGCGTCGTCTCGGTTGTATCCGTCTTCTGGATGATGTTCGGTTCGACCCTTGAGAACTCGATTAAGAACGTATTCTAAGGAACAGGACCATGCCTCGTACTCTTCTTCAACTAACCCAGAACATCCTCTCGGATATGGATTCGGATGAGGTGTCGAGCATCTACGATACGGTGGAGGCCCTTCAGGTTGCTTCCGTCATCATCGACACGCTTGAGGCAGAGTTCAACAACGTCGATCTGCCGGCGTTCAACAAGATTGCTCAGCTTGAAAGCGTCAGCGACACGGATCACCCGAACTACCTTCGTTACCCGGGCGACGTGAACTTGATCTCCAATCTCCGTTACCGCGACGCGCGTAACAAAGGCATCTACGTTCCCGTAGAGTACGTAACGCCCAAGGAGTTCTTCGACCGTCAGTTCTTGTTTACGCTCTACGGCCCTCACACGCAGGCCGTTGTCGATTACTCGGGCACCAGCTACTTCATCAAGAACAACAAGGCCCCGACGTACTACACGTCTGTCGACAACAATCTCCTCATCTTCGACAGCTACGATCGAGATTACGACGATTCGCTT